GGATAATCCTTATTTTTATGGCTTCACTAAACTTTACAAAGTCAGTAATTCACGACAGTACGTCAGAATTAAAGATAATTGTAACTAAAGTACCATGTGTTCGAGTCTAAAAACTCAGACAGCGTCAGAAAGCGAACATGTCTTGCTTAAGGGGTTTCTGTTTTCCTTAGGCACCAATAGGTTGTGTTTATGCAACACAGCATACGCGCGAGCTACCTCATCTTCTGATGATAGCTCCTTGCGGACATCGGATCGCTGGTCTTCTGCTCCTGCAGGTAAAAACCGTCGAATTGTTTTTTGTTTTTCATCACGAGGGATTAGCTTGAGAGTAGGATCATGTACCTTAGAATCCTTTCCGGATGTGGCAGGCAACACTGCGCCGGAAGGCGCAAAGTTAGCAACCCACATCGCAGAATTCTCAAGCGGAGGGGGAATTGGATAAAAGAGTGAGTAATCAGGGCCAGCTGCTCTAAAACACTTGAACGTAGAAACCGAACCAGTGTCACTAAAAATCAGTGGCTGAAAATCTCCCCAAAATGGAGCTGGCGACAACATAAAATAACCTTTGAAAGTTGCGTCAGAAATACCAGTCGGGAGAAACTCATAAGCATTCATCCAAGGGAGCGTAAACTCAGTAACTCTTGTAATGGGAATGTCTACAACATTCAATCCATTTTCTGCTTTCCACATATCAGGTACGGAAGCCAGAAGAGTACCAGCACCAGAACTGGGACCAACAACTAAGTTGTCGTCCAAAAGCACTCCAATTACTGAAGCACCCGTAGTATTTTCATCCCACGGGATCTTAAACTTGACTTGTCCGGAACAAAATCCGAAAATACAGCCAAAATTATCGAAAACAGTAATTGGTGAGTACCACTCTAAAGGAGGTGACCCAGTATCATTGTAACCCTGTATATCCAAAGCTGGAATAGGGGAAAACAAATTAGAATCAGCATAGGTCCACCTAGACATAACGTCTTGAAAGGTGATCTCTACGTCTGCCGAATAGGGTAACTTCGGAACAGAACCAGTCGACATCTCGTCACTTGTCTTACAAAAAGACGAGGCGTACATCTGGGATTCAATAGTGTCTACAGCATGCTGGGAAGGATTCCCATTTATGAGCCCACGAAGAACGAAGTCATCGCCAGCGGCTTGATAAAGCACGTAAGGAAGCATAGGACTAACATCTCCTGAAGAAACAGGAGCTTGCAAAGGCATAATCCAAAGCTTAGGGACACAATCTGCAAACACAGAAGGAGGAGTAAGAGAAGACGACACAATATATGTCGGAAGCCAATTAGAGAGCGATAAAAATGGAACGTCGATGTCTACTTGCGTAGTACCACGAACAGTAACATCTTTAATCAACTCTGTGGCTACCTTCCCAAAAGGTGCACCTCCAGAACGTTCATAACTCAAAATAACATTAAAACGAGCCGAAATGAACGGTGACCCAAAGATAACGAGACTATATTTTATAGAACCGCGCCAAAATCTAAAATATTGCGCAAGAAAACATATTCTCGAATAATCAAGGGTCGCACCTATTCCTCCAGTGAGCGCAACAGGAGTACCAGCAGTATTAGGACAGATTCCAAAACTAATCATAGTAGGAATCTTCATATACTCTAGTAACGAGTGCGCACGAGTGGGACCAAGCATAGTTCCAGTACCAAGAGGGTACTTAGGAGCAGTGCCAACGAGAGAG